TTCCCGTCCGAGCACGCAGAATGTGCCTACGGAGTCTGTAGAACCCACAAATGACACTACTACGGCGCAAATACGGAGCAAATCCGAAGAGGAGCCGGAGAGCGAACCTCAGGATCCGCCGGTAAAAAAAAAGATGAGGAGTACCCGAACATCAGGTGGAAGGAGCTCGATCGGAAAGAAATCCAGCGGGCGGAGCTGATATACTCAGACCGCATCAACACCCACCGGGAGCTGATACGGCTGGACGCCATCCTTGCCGAAGGCAAACCGACGGAGGATGATATCCGTACCATCGTGGAGACTGCCATCAGGAACGAGCTCTGCTTCCAGGAACTGAGGTGTTTCAACGATAAGGGCGAGTTTCTCGGGAAACATCCGCTGGTGGTTGACGGTGATGAGCTGTCGGACCTGAGAAAGAAACTGCTCTCGGATCCGGAAGGTTTCCTGCAGGAGAGCAAGAATGTGGAACTGAACATAACCAGATACACCTCCTATCTGGCCAGTGACAAATACACGGAGGAACAAAAAGCACGGTACCGCGAGATGCTCGACATTCACCGGCACCGGAAGGAATTGATTCAAAACGTATTGAAAGAAACAATATATGCCAGAAAAGGAGAATGAAGAAAAGGCGTTGACACGGCATGATGACTTGGCGGATGTGTTGGAAGCGCTGCATGATGCGGCCACCGGCGGGGATACTGAATCCGCACGTATTCTCATAGAGAAGAAACGCGATGATGAGGTCGAGGAGTTGAAATATAAATTGTTCGGGATATGACGAAACTTGAGAGAGTACAGGCGCTGGATGACGACATCCTCCGCTCATTCATGCAGACGCACCGGAGCCAGTCCATTCCGGAGGAGCTGCAGCGGTATATTCTTCAGCTGTCATCGACGTCATCCATCATCCATTTCGAGGGTACCTCCGCCGGACGTGTGACACGTGCCCTGAGGAAGGAATATCCGGAGCTGTCATACTCGCAGGCTCTGAACATCTACTACGATGCCCTGAACTTCTTCTATATCGATGACAATGTCACGGCGGCTGCGTGGGACAACTATTACGCCGAGAAGATGGAGGACCTCAGCCGTCTGGCCATCAAGGCCGGTAATCTGAGCGTGGCCCAGAAGTGCATGGCAGCGGCCCATGATTTGAGGACAAAGAACCGCGATATCATCAACCCGGCCGACTGGGCTCCGCCCGTGTTCCTGATATCACCCAAGCTTACCCCCGAACAGCTTGGATTCAAGAAACAGGATCTCTTCGAAATCGCACGCCGACAGGAAGACAAAACCCTGGGAGAGCTCATTGAGAAACTCCCCACCTCCGAGAAGGAGAAGAAGCGTCTGATGAAGGAAGCGGCCATCGAGGATGCGGTGATAATCAGTGATGACGATGACACAGCAGAGTGATTTCATAGACATGTACGCCAACTGGGCGCAGATGCAGGTCAATATCATCGACCCGAACGAGGTGTTCGCCGAATGGGGGCGCGGTACCGGAAAGACAGACGGAGTGATAGGTCCGCGCACCATCAGAGTGGCCGGTTCAATGCCTCAGGAGACGGCGGCTTTCGCCCATCGCACATACGCAGCGCTGTTCATGAACGTGATACCGGGTCTTCTGTCATACTACAGAACGCCCCACGGACCGAAGAACGAGCCCATCCTGCGCGAAGGGATAGATTATGTCTATGGAGAGAAAGACCTTCCCAAACACTTCAAACAGCCCCGATATCCCATTCTTCATCCGGAACACACCATCGTCTATGCCAACGGGTTCAATATCCGTCTGGTGGCCACTGACCAGGCAGACAGTATAGCCGGTGCCAATATCGTCCACGCCTTTCTGGAGGAGATGAAGCACTCCAAGGGCGAACGTCTCCGCTCTAGAATCTTCCCGGCATTCCGTGTAGGCAAGCTCTCTCAAGGGGCGTCACAGACACACCTTTCACCATACTTCAGAGGCATCACAGGCGTGAGCGACAGCGCCCGGGTGACTCTCGGTGAAGACAACTGGTTCCAGGAATACGAGAAAAAGACCGACCGGCAGCTGCAGGAGGATATCGTCACCCTGTCGCTACATATCAACAAGGCGATGCTCAATATCAGGAGGGGCTATGAGCCGGAGAAGAACGGTCGCATAGTCAACAGATACACTCCGATGCTGAATGATATGCGCCGAAGATGCACCCTGTATCTGCGTGTCAGCACGTTCGTGAACAGGGATGTTCTGGGGGCCGACTATTTCACCAAGCAGTTCGGACAGATGGATCCGACGGAGTTCCTGTCATCTATATGTTCCGTGAGGGATATCACGTCGGAGAACAGCTTCTTCGAATTGTTTGATGAGGATAAGCATACGTTTGATGACTCCTATAAGTATGAGAATATGATGAAACTGACCCTGAAGGATAGCTTCACCCTCGATGCGTGCTTTCTCAAGCATTTCGACAGAACCAAGAAGATCATTCTCGGCTATGACCCCGGTTCCTTCCGTTCGATGGTGGCCGCCCAGGAAGATAAGGACAGCAATACCCTCAGGATCCTGAAAGAGTTCTATGTCTATTCCCCTGATGATATCCCCGAGCTGTGCGCCAAGTTCAACGCCTTTTTCGGGGCAGCAGCCGGGAACAAGCATATAGACTTCTGGTATGACCGTGCGGGAAATAAGAAGGAACACAGGCGCCAGAATGAGACGGATGCACGCGAGATGAAGGCGGAACTTCAGAAATACGGCTGGATAGTGGCTCAGAAGAATGTAGGGCAGGCCACTATCTATCACTGGCAGCATCATCGCCTATGGAAACGGCTGTTAGCCAACAATGAGCGGAACATTCCCCGTATCCTCATCGATGCGAATGAATGTCCGTACCTTATCTCTGCCATACACAGCTGTAAGAAAGTTCCCGGATCGTCGCCTGTGGAGCTGGATAAGAAGTCGGAGAAGACTGTTCCGCTCCATCTCCAGATGGGACTCACTCCGCAGATTCCTTCAGGGATGATGTACATGGTCTGGGGACTCTACAGCCGGTATCTGCCGGGCAGTGTCGGAGGTTCGCAGATGAATTTCATGGAGAATATGGTTCTTTGAGAAATTTACGGTTTTGCTCTAAAAATTGACGGTTTCGGCCGGAAAATTTCCAAAAATGACAGATAATAGCACGAAATCTCAGTTTTTTAGCACGCATAAGTGTGCGAAGCCGTTTTTCCCGGATGAATCGAGAGCCCGGGGCCGCTGGTTTTGAGGGGTGCGATGCAGCCCGGAATTTCGGGAAATATGAGGAGCCGGGGCGCTCACGTCCGTTTCCCCGGTTTAAAGTGTCCTACCTTTTGAAAATACGAACCACCATCTTTACATTATGGATATCATCAGGGGATTCGATGCATTGCAGAAAGTGGAGGAGGCTACCAGACTTGGTGGCGACTTCGCTCTGGCGTTCTATCCGTACTCCAGAACCAAAGGTTCAGTGTCAACTGAACTCCGGACTTACAGCGGATGCACCGTCAGAGCTCAGATGCCGCACGAGAAATGGAGTGTCGACGGAAAGCATCTCTTCCTGTTCGATGATGCGGACGGGAGGCATCGGATGTGCTGGCGGATCCTCATCAGGTACATCGGTTTCAAGGCAGACAACTATAAGCTACATAAGGTAATTTGGTATGAATAAATTCGGAATCATAAAGGAGGGGAACGATATCTACTCCTATGCCATCGGAGAGAATCCGCTGCGGGCTGAAGCTTCGCATATCGAGACCTCCAGAACCACCCCGATACCGCTGCATGTGTCGGGATACACCGTCTATCCCTTTGGACAAGACAACCAGGAACCGACACTGGTGCGTGACATGATATCGGGTAACAGACTGCTTCCCGAACTTATCGAGAAACAGATCCGAATGCTTTACGGTAACGGCCCGATGCTCTACCGCTCCACCATCGGGAAGGACGGCAAGGTGAAGCGGGTTTATCTTGATGATCCGGAGATAAGGAACTGGCTGGAGTCCTGGCGCGAACTGGGACTTTCGGATGACTTTTCCACCTATATCAACAAGTGCATCAGAAGTTTCTACTACACAGAGGGCATCTTCACCAAATGGAGGTTGTCCGCCGGCGGGCGCTCGCCTTACAGTCTGCCCGTGGCCGGGCTGGAGCATCTGTCCGAGACGCGGTGCCGCCTGTGCTCGAAGAAGTTCTATGTGCTCAAGGGTGATCTGGGGGAATCGGACTTTCCCTTCGTGATGGTGGGCAACTGGCTCTCTCCGATGACCGGAGAGTTCAAGGTGTTCCGGAAGATGGACTACACCAATCCGCTCGGCCACAGCTCCGTGGTTTCGTATTCCAAGAATCCATCGTTCGGAGAGGAGATATACGCCTTCAATGTATTCTTCAACGGAATCAAGGAATGGATTCACGGCTCGAATCTTTCCCCTGTCTATATCAATGACTATCTGGAGAACGCGATGTCGGCCCGTCTGCACATCGTCATACCGAATGCCTGGATGAATTCAAAGAGGACCATGCTTGAGGAGATGTGCTCCAGAAACGCCGAACTGGAAGCCGCCGGGAAGCAGCTGCAGAAGATATCGTTCGGTGAGGGCGAGGAACCGATGGAGGTGGGGACCGAATACTCTCAGGAGCTTCTGACCAAATACACGAATCACGAATTGCGCAAGCTTACATCCTTCCTCTCCGGAAGAGGAAAGAACCAGGGCAAGGTATATGCCTCCCAGTCATTCATCAATGATCAGGGTGTAGAAGAGCGCTGGAAGATAGAGGAGGTACCTCAGAAGTACAAGGAATATATCGAGGCCATCAAGATGTACGATGAGAGGGCAGATCAGGTGATGCTTTCATCCAAGGGGCTTGATTCATCGATATCGAACGTGGCCAAGGACGGAGTGGTGAGCAAGTCGGGCTCTGATGCCTATTATAACTACATGATATATCTCAACGGCCTTACCATTCCGGAGACGGTGGTCTGCCGCGACATCAATTATGCACTGAAGCTCAATTTCCCGGAGAAATACAATTCTGGCATCAGGATTGGCTTTTACCGTCCGGCCATCGAGAAGCAGCAGAACGTAAACCCGGAAAACCGTATGACCAATCAGGAGGAACTGTAAAATGATAACAGACATATTCACAGACATTGATAATTTCAGGCTGTATGTTCAGGGTGTCGACGGATCCACACAGATGGAATCACTTTCGCCGGCATACGATTCAGCCGAAGCCGCGATAACCGATATCATCGGGAGTACCGTATTCGCCACTCTGGCCGCCAAGCCGGATACGGAAGCGGTGAAGAAAGATTTGAAACGCTCCCTCGCATCCTACACGATGTACCGGCATCTGATATACTGGTCAACTTCCAGGAACAATACTGACCAGAAACTTTACAAATATCAGTTTGAGGAGATCAAGGAGGACTATATCACGCAGTACTGGAATGCCATGAACTCCATCCTCCGCTATCTCGATGCGAACGTCGGTACCATCACTGCCTGGGCGGACCAGCCGGCATACAGTGACCGTGCCTCCCTGCTGGTGAAATCGGCCGATGAGTTCGAGTACTTCTATGGCATAGACAAGAACCAGTATTTCTTCATCAAGGTGCTTTTCCTTCTGAGGAACATCACCAAGGCGAAGATTCTTCCCAGAATAGGCGATATCTCCGATTACTCCGAGACGGATGATGCGGCTTTCCTCGAAAAGGTCAGGCGCACCCTCTGTTATAATGTAATGGCCGAGGCAGTAATGAAGTTCGACCTGACGGAGCTTCCCCGCTCGATGCGTTATGATCTGACTCACGAATACACCAAGGAAGGTTCCCGGATGCAGAACAGGGAGAAACTTTACAACAACCTGATGTCCGATGTCAACAACTGGCTGCAGGAGATTGAGAACGATGTCAAGTTCCGTCACACCTCGGGAGATTTGACCGCAGATTTCAATAAGGAGAAGGACAAATTCTTCGGCATTATTTGATAATCTTCAACATTCTATGATAATAAACTAACACTATATGTTGAAGATTAACGGAAAATACGACCTTCCCACCCAGTGGGAGGAGCTTTCACCGGAACAGTATCTGTCGGTCATCGACGTGTTCGGGGAGTTTGAGGCGGGCCGCACGGACTTCATCGGAATGAAGACGAAGCTGGTTCTGGCCCTGACCGGCATAATGCGGCCGGATCCGGAGAATGAAACCCTCTGCGAGAACATCTTCCGTCTCTCCGAGCGGCTGTCATTCCCATACCGGTACCGGTACGATGAACCGCTGTACGGGAAGCTGTCCCCCCAGATGCAGCAGTCGCTGAAGAAGGTATTGCCTTCGGCAATGGATCAGTCTCTCCCGGAGGTCCGCGTCGCGTCCCGGTTCAGGCCGAAGGTAGAACTTGACCTGTGCTTCTCGCGGCAGATGGTGCCCGTTCTGCCCGGCACATCGATGGAGGGATACACGTTCATCAGGAAGGGGCCCATCGTGGACACGTCTCTGACGGCTGCCCAGTACATCGATGCGAACCAGCTGCTTTCCCTGCTCCGGACACGGAAGGAGGATCACGATATCATCCTGAATTCCCTGGTGGCCACCCTGTACGCACCGAAGCCGTACGACCCCGACAGGCCGGACGTACCGGAAATGGGCAGGATACCGTATTCCGTGAAGCTGGCCGTGATGTATAACTATATCTCCATCGCCGAATGGATAAGCGGACTGAAACAGTATGATCTTATCTTCCATACCGCCCGCAGGGACTCATCCCCGGGAGTGCTCACTCCGGATGCCACTCTGATGTCGCTGTCCGAGAAAGGGTACGGAGATCTGGCATCAGTCGGCAGGCTGAACCTGTTCACTTACCTGAACATCCTGCTCAAGCAGACGGTCGATGCCGTCAGGGAGATGAAGGCGTATTCGATGAAACCGACCGAGATCGCGGACAAAATGAATCTTACAGTTGAACAAATCGCAAGCATATTATGAGACTTCTGGAGCATCTTTTTCTGTATTTTGCCAAATATCCCGCCGCCACGGCGGTGAGCAAGTTTTTCTCCAAGGGAAGCGGGGATGCTGCGTACAATACATTGAAGACAGCGGCCATCGCGGCCGCCGTCGGAAAATATCCGGCCATTACCGACTATATCTTCGGAGTGAACGAAGAGAGTGTCAGCCGGAGGATTTCGCAGGTGAAGGGTATCTATCTGTTCATCGATTACGGGAACATCTCATCATCGACGGACCGTATGAATGTCAAGAATGACATTTTCTCCGTGGCCGTCACTGTGGCCAAGCCGATATCGGCCGGTGCGCTCGACCTGGCTCAGGAGGTGCTTCTTTCGGAGGATCTCCTGCAAATCATCTCCGCCATCAGGAAAGACATGCGGGAGGATGAGTCGAACTCCCTGATGGAATACATGGTCTTCCCGAACGACATAACCCCGTTCTACGCCCGGGAACTGAGCAACAGCTACGGATGGACGCTGATGTTCCAGGTGAGGGGGGTGGATATGATATGATGATATGTTCACGGAAGAATTTCAGCACAGGGCAGGCAGTATTCTGCAGGAGCAGGCGGATGCACTTATCGATACGCAGCGCGACATCGCTTCCACCTATTACAGGCAGAGAACCGGGCAGCTGATATCATCCCTCAGCCAGCGCCCGGCGGTCAGCGGTATGAAAATCCGAATCCCGTATCCGCTTCACATCCGCTTTCTCGATATGAAGCGGACATCGACCGGTAAAAGAAAGAAGGGGCAGAAGCCAATCTATAATAAGTATATCTACGGATTCCTGTACTCGGGTACCTACCGGAGGCTGTCGCGTGGCATCAGCGGAATGGTGGTGGCGCAGTTCAAATCAGCGGTTACAGGTTCGGATATCTGATATAAACAGTGGCATATTTATTGCATTTCTGAAATAAACGTTGCAGATTTGCAACAAACAAGAAAGGAGGCAGTTATGATATACTTTCCATTATTTAACAGTTTTTTTGAATTCATCATCTTTTCCATATTATTTTGGCTGTTGTTATATATGGTAATGATAAGACCCAAAAGAAAAGCACGGAGAGAATTCAAAAAGTGGGCGAAAGAGCAACATAGAAAAGAAATGAGAGAGATGTTCGAACTGCTGCGGAGTGTTGATGAAGAGGTAAAAGCTGAACGATTATCAGAAGAAACAAAATAAAATAAAACAAAATAGTGTCCTTTTTACTTATCTGAGTAGCGGCAATCTTTGTAATAAAGATTGCCGCTATTATGTCGTTACAAGATGAATTAATCAATATAGAGGTAGAGATAAAAAGCAATACTAATAATCTCGCCGAAGATTTCAAAAAAACATCCGAAACCGCCTCCGAGCTTCGTGGAAAGATAACTCAATTAGAGAAGGCTATGTCATACCTGAAGCTTGCCGGTAAAGATAATTCGGAACAATTTAGCAAGTTGCAGACTCAGCTTAATGAGACGAAGAAATCACTCAAGGCTACAGAAGGTAAATTGACCGACTTTTCTAAGGTGAATGATATCAGCGCATTGAGTGCGTCTCAACTGCGAAAACGGCTGAGCGATATTAGAAAGGAAATGGATTCAACCAGCAAATCACTGAATCCCGCCAAATGGAATGATCTCAATAAAACATTTCAACAGACGAAGAATAGATTATCAGAGGTATCTGCCGGCACTAAGCAGACTTCTGCCTCCATGGAAATAATAATGAGGATGATTCCGACATCCCTGTCGCACTATGTTGTCGGTGCAGTGGACCTCGCCATGAAAGCGATTGCGAAAATCGGAAAAGATCTATTGTCTCACACTCAGCTGTGGGCTGACAAATGGGATCATTTCACCAGTGGGGTAAAGAAGTCCTATGAGTCTATGCTGACAACAATCACTACCGGTGACTGGTCCAACTTTTTCACTAACCTCAAACAGGGATATCTTGAGGGGAGCAGGCTGGCTGCTGTGTTGGATGAACTATTTGAACTCAATAACTCCCTGTCGATTCTGGAGGTCAAGAATAATACCGCCATCGCCGAGCAGCAGGCCATAATGAGAGACCAATCAAAAACCAGCGCACAGCGGATAGCTGCGGCGAAAGAAATTGTCCGTCTTGAAAAGGAAATCAATAAAGCGAAGAAAGAAACTGCTGAGGTCGAGTTGTCGGCAGCAAAGGATGCCTTAAGACTCCAGACGAAAATGACCGACAATCAAATGGAGGAGTTCATTGATAATTATATTGGCAACAGAGATACATACAAGCAGGCGGAAGAGTTTATCAGGCAAGAAGAAAAACTTAAGAAACTACGTGACGACAGGGATTCTGCAGGTAGAAAAAAAAGTACTACCCAGACAGAAATGAATGATTTATCCAACAACATTTACGAGATGGAACAGCAGCAGAAAGCCATTTATGAATCCAATAAGGCGTTAGCCTCGGCTGTTGATGCGATGAACAGGTATAATCTTGGGAATGATGAGTTGGTGAAGAATTATGTTGAGGCCAGAAAGAAGATGCTTCAGGCGGACGCGGAATTCAATCAGGGAACGGTAAAGAGCAAGGCCTTTATAGGCACAGAATCCTATAAGGCCGAGGTTGATGCTTCGGAGAGAGCATCTCGCGAAATCATCAATAACCTGAAGGAGCAGTACGCGACAGGTGCTCTGACCAAGGAACAGTATAACATCCGTATGACGGAGGCTACACAGGAACTCTATCGGAAACAGATGGAGATAGCCGTCAGATATGGGAAGGATACTACCGAACTGGAGAGCAAGTTGTATGATGCCGCCATCGCCAGGCGTGACGAAATGAGCAAGGAATCCGTCGATGGATACAAGTCATGGCTGAAAGAGATTCAAAAGGAGCTTGACCGCACGATGTCAGAGCTCCGTAAGCAGGAAGAGGCTGAAGCCGAAAGGCTTTTCGAGTCCATCACTACTGAGAGCGGAAATGAATTGTCATCCAAGCTGAAGACGGCGATGGACATAAATGCGAACTATGGAGACAAGGATTCCAAGCTTCAGGCGGCCGAGACCAAGTTTGATCTGGAGATGCAGCAGCTGGAGGAACTTCACGATATGCAGTATATCTCGGAAGAAGCATACCAGGAGAAGAAGAAGGAGCTCATAGAGGAATACACCAAGGAGTGCATAAAGATCGAGACGGAGGGCTGGCAGAAAGGATTCCAGGCAGCACAGCAGTATCTGAACAGCGCGAGTTCCCTTTCCTCTGCCCTGCAGGAAGCTGAGTCCGCCTCACTTGATGCCAGAATGCAGAAGGAACTGACGGCAGTGGGGAATAATGCTGATGAACGGGCGGCCATCGAGGAACGCTACGAAGCCCAGAAGCTGGAACTACAAAAGAAGTATGCCAATATCGATATGGGGATTCAGATAGCACAGGCCATAGCCAACGGGGCTCTGGCTATCACCCAGTGCTTCGCCTCTATGCCGACACCTGCGGCTATCCCAATGGCCGTGATCCTGGCAGCCACCACCGCCGCCCAGGTAGCCACCATAATTGCGCAGCGCAACGCTATAATGAACTCATCTGCCTCCGGATCTTCCGCTTCCGCCACCCAGAGGGTGGTCACCGGTGCCGGATTCAGCGAAGGAGGATACACCGGTGACGGCGGTCGGCTGGAACCTGCAGGAATAGTCCATCGTGGCGAATACGTGGTGCCGATGCCTGAGATGAGAAACCCGGCCGTGATATCCCGTGTCCGGGAGATAGAGGCCATAAGGACGCAGCGCACATCCGCCCATCGGATGCCGGGATTTGCCGAAGGCGGATACACCGATTCCGGAGCCTCCGGACAGGACGCCAGTCAGCAGCTGATACAGGCCATTCAGGCACTGCGAACCAATCCGCTGAAGGCTTACGTGGTTCTTTCGGATCTACAGGCACAGCAGAATCTGACAAATTCACTCAAACAGGCGGGATCGAGATGAAACTTATAACATCCAAAGGACAGCTGGCCGTACCGGCCGATTTCTCGTTCGAGATGAAGAAGACCAATCCGTTCTTCTCCGATGAAGGTGAACAGTCGCTACCTGTTACCATTCCACCGTCTCCGGACAATATCCGGACACTCGGGAACCCTGACCGTCTGGGCGGATCGTTCGCCAATCTCCGGAAGACGGATGCCAGGGTTGAATGCGGAATCTTCCACCGCTCCGGGAAGCTCATCATCGAGAGCATAGGCAGCGATGGTATCACGGCATCATTGGCGCTTTCAGAAAGTGACCTGTATGCCAAATCGAAGGACAAATCCATCAGAGAGATATTCGCGGATGAATACATTACCCGCTCCGGATGTACTGATGTCCAGTCCTGGATGATATATCTCGCGGCCGTGGCCGCCGGAACATATACTGACGATTTTACCTGCATGCCGGCATACGTGGAAAAGCAGACGGCCGACTCATCGGAAACGGTGGTCATTCTGAATGAGCCCGACGTGGATAACATGGAGGCGTGGGGAGATTCATTCATCCTGATGAGATGGAGGAACCGGTATATTCAAATAGGATCTGAGCAGGAGGCCGTGCCGGACGGATACGGGATCACACCGTTTTTATATCTGCATTCCTTCATCAGGCTGTTATTTGAAAAGCTTGGCTACACGGTAACGGCCAATCCTTTTTACAGCAGTGCTTACAGTAATATCGTACTGCTTAACAGGAATGCTGATACCATCTGCAAGGGAACACTATGCCTGAAGGATATCGTTCCGTCCTGCACCGTCGGCGAATTCATAGATTTTCTTGAAAACAAGTTCCACGTGACCGCAGTGGTTGACACTGCCGGAAAGAAGGTGGCCATAGTCTCCATGGAGAGTATTCTGACTTCATCCGCCTCGATGGACATATCCGGAAAGGTGGACGGTCAGCCGAAGATAACCATCGGCGAAGAATCCCACGTGGTGCTCTCCTCCGACACTTCTTCCATCGACGGAGTCGAGCCTCCGGAAGAGACACTGCTGGATTATCATAAGAAATATCCCATCCTGACAGAGATGAATGAAGCGGAATTCGCACAAGCACTTTCATCAAGCACCTACAGCATGATCAAACGCAAGGCTACCGGCGAATTCTATATCAGAAAGTACAACAAGGCCACGGAAGCCTCGCAGCTCACCCCCGTAGGCAGCGATATGTTCAAGTATGACCGCAAGGATACAGATACTGCAGAAGAGTATGAAGCTGATGACGTGATACCGGCTATGATGTTTTATCAGGGGACATCGAATCAGTCCAGGACATTCACCATGCTGGCTCCTTACCTTGGTAACAGAAGACACTCCGTAACGTCTATCAAGGGCAAGGAAAAGGAAGAGGACGAACAGGAGATAATGCTGGCTTTTGCCGGGCCGATAGTATCCCGTACGGCATCCGGTTCAACTAACACCTCATACCGCTACAGGATAGGCACTACTCATAGGTATTACGATACCGGGGAAGTCTGGGGTACCTGGGATTTGACACCGGAGGATATCTATACCAAATTTTGGGCGGGCTATAATAAATACATACTGAATAATAATGTCACTCTGGAGATGAAGGCGGATCTCTCCACGGTTCAGCTGAGCAGCCTTCGGATATCGGATGTGATCTTATTCGAAGGGGTCCGCATTCTTCCCAGGGAAATCAATTATACCATAGGAGGCGGCATTATGCCAGGTGCCGGGAGTTATATGCTGTTGAAGGACGGTGCCAATGTTCCGACACCGGCACCGACATTTGCAGCGCAGCTGTATAAGTGGGAATTCTGCTCCAATCTCATCGAAGAGGCTACAGCGGCAGCACAGCAGGCCCACGGGAGTCTCGTTACTGCTTACTTCACTGATACGGATACTGATGCATACGAATACATGCCCCCTCCTGACACTCCAGGATCAACCACATCCCGATACGAAAGAGCTGCCATGGCTAAGGTTCAGGTGGGAGGTTCAGGAGGCTCTGGTTATGGATATATAGAAATCACAGTGGACTGTTGGTATCAGTCGGTGCTTATTTCGCAGTAAATCTGTCCCAAAGTTCAATGCCGTAACTCCTAATTTTGGGATATGGCAACACTGGTACAAACTCCCGACGCTCTGTCCCTGTCGTATAATCTGAAGGAAGTCATTATCTCGACATCCGTAGAGGTGCGTTTCCGCCTGAAGAAAGGTTCGGCGGTTCTTCTTGATGAAAATTACCTGCCCGACTCCTCCGGACTGGTTACGATTGATATCAGGGAGATAGTGTCTTCTTCGCTTTCACTCTCAATCCCTACGACGGATACATACGAACAGACAGAAGCTGCTGCATCTTTCAGTATTTTTCTTGACAGCGCCGTTTCTGCAGCAGCCACATTCACGGCCGTACTGGGCGGAGTCAGAGGAGGTGCAAGCGCATCAACCTTCCTTCCGGCGAATATTCTTACCTGGCAGCCTCAGGAGAAGAACGTAACGCCTGATCAGCCGGAGTGGCTGACATACTATTATGTCGGTGCTTATGTGATGAAGGCGAAGTTCTATAATAAGGACGGCACCGATAAGACTGTGACACTGATGACCGGGACTGCCGGTAAGGTGTATTCTGTCAACTGCCAGTTCGCACGCCTGTGGCCTCTCGGGGCTACTACCGTTGGCGGGGTGGAAAAGCCCCGGTACGGATTCATCGACGTATGGGTGGAGAACTCCGGAACCAGGCTTACGTATGTCCAGCGCTATTGTTACCGTCGGCCGGAATCATTTGACGAAATATACGTGTGTTTCAACTCCATCGGCGGCATTGATACGTTCCTGTTTACGGGAGAAAAGAAGCTTGTCGCGGAACTGGAGCATACCGTCGGTTCATTCGATGAGAAATTGAAGGCATCCCTGACCGATGCCAAGCGGAGGTATGGACAGAATACTGGTATTCTGAAGAAAGAAAACAGCGGCAATCTGTGGGATTTCTTCCGCTCGCTTCATGCCTATTATCTGAAGGACGGCACGGTGACGCCGATAGTGCTGGATTCATCGACGGTGGAATATTCCGGTGTCGAAACGGCCAACAGCTGGTATTTTGAATACAGGTTGAGTGACGATGACGGTCTTCTGAACGTGCAGCGCAGTGTGAATTTCCCTGCCGTCATCGAGATACCGGGGCCTGACCAAGGCACCTATTATCTTGCGCCCCGCATAGTGGACTATCCGGCCGCGACGATAGACAGCAGTCTGCTGCTGCTTCTCCAGTCCCCATTCTCGCAGTCCTGGATGCGGACGTCGCTCGGAGATCTGCTTACGTTCTTCAATCCTGTCAGAAGTTTGACTCAGCTGAGTGATGTTCTCCTGACAAATCCGACTACTGGTCAGGTTCTTAAATATGACGGAACGAAGTGGGTGAATGCCGATGGAAGCGGAGGGGGCGGTACTACCGACCATTCGCAGTTAATCAATCGTGATTCAGACAACCAGCATCCTATTTCTGCTATTAACGGATTACAGGCAGCACTCGGCTCAAGGGTAGTATCAAACGAAGCCATTACCGGAGCCACGAAGTGCAAGATAACCTACGATGCCAAAGGTCTGGTAACTTCTGGCGCGGACTTGGCAGAAAGCGATGTTCCGACTCTTTCGGCAAACAAGATTTCCGGCCTCACCGACTTTATGGCCGCGATGAACGAGATGTTTGAGTTGGAGGGTGCAGGAACATCCGCAAGTCCCTATGTCATCAAGGCGAAACACGACACCTACACCAATGACTCTTTGGCGGCTGCGACCATATATCTCCCCCATAACGGGACA